CTTAACGTCATCGTCAAAGACAGAACTTCAAGTACATCTGAGTACAACATAAAGAAGTGTCGCAAGTCTAAGATAGACGACAAACAAAGAGGTCTCGTCCGTCGCTTCCTAAACAATAGCGCATGGATTACTGAAGACTTCTACCGCATTCGGGATGAGGTTCTCGGATAATAGTAAAACGAAGGGACGACTTGAATGGCTTGGACATATGATCCATCTGATCTAAACACTACTACGGCTTCTGGTCGCCTCAATACTGTTCGCCTTCTGGTTGGTGACACCGACACTCAAGACCAACAAGTACAAAACGCAGAGATTACCTTCGGGTTGTCTCAGAACGGTGATAATGTTTACTATTCTGCTGGGTGGATAGCCCGTACCATATCCTCTCAGTATGCCCGTAAGGTAAACACATCCCTAGATGGCGCACTTAAGGCTGACTACTCTGACCTTATGAAGCACTACTCAACACTAGCTGATAACCTAGAGTACCAAGGTAAGACCTCTGGTGCATCTGTTGGTATACTTGCTGGTGGCATTACCAAATCTAAGGTAAACTCTGTACGTGATAACACTAACCGTATCGAAGGTTCATTCCGTAGAGACCGTTTCAAGAACCCCCCAAGTTACCAAACACCAGAGTATGAATAAGGAGAGGTAAGATGTCTTTTCGCTCCTATGACTTGCTAAAACTTGTACAAGACTTTGGTGAAAGCCTAACTCTTCGTAAGGTGACTACAGGTGGGACTTACAACCCTGCTACTGGTGAAATAGATGGTTCAGCTACTACGGACTATTCCTTCACGGGTTATATGTACAACTACGATAATGGCATCTCTGGAAACATGGATATGGTCGTTAGGGGTATTCGTAAGTGTGTTATACCTGCCCTTGGGCTTGCTGTTGAACCAGATACTGATGACCTTGTTGTTGGCAATGGAGACAACGTAAAGATTATCTCTGTGGTAACTATCTTTTCTGCTGGTACTCGTATTTGTTACCTCTGTGATGTGAGGGAATAACAATGGTAAAGCAGACTACTCTCAAGGTTAACAAGTCATTTGACAACAAGTTAAACCAGATAACTGAGATTGCTGAAGAGGCTATAAGAGATAGACTAGGGGATATAGCTAACTACACTGTAAATATTTCCCCCGTTGACACTGGTGCTTATGTCACTTCTTTCTCGTATGCGGTCGGAGCTGGTCGCCCAAGAGGTAAGTCCTCTCGTAATAAACCTCGCAATCAAAACATCACTGCCATGCGACAAGAAGGTCTCTCTAACCTTTTGTCAGACATAACAAAGCTAGGTGAATTGAAGGGGATGACTAAGATTACTTTGAGGAACGCCGCACCCCACGTTGAATATGTAGAAAAGAAGCACTCAGTCTTCACTAAGGTAAAGTCTAAAGTAAGGAACAAGTTTGGTGGCTAGTATATACAACGATATTAGGGCTGCACTTGAAAGTCACCTTTCTTCTGTGTCAGGCATACCTAGTGTGGCTTATGAGAACGTAACTTTTGAGCCTACAACTGGAACTAGCTTTTTACAAGTTATGTTCTTACCAGTAGAACGTCGCCCTGCTGCAAGGGGCTTAAATCCACAACAGAGATACCAAGGTGTGTTTTCCATCTTGGCACACACCCCAGAAGGTAAAGGTCCAAAGGCGGCTGATGATTACGCTAATATACTGATAGAAGCGTTTGAAGCCACAACTGACATATCCTTTACTAACTCTGACACAGAAACTATCAAAGTATCCATCGACTACGCAGAACGACAGCAGGGTATTATAGACAGCCCTTGGTACTATGTCCGTGTAGACATTGGATGGTACATTTACAAATAACTTCCCTTTAGGAGAAACAATATGGCTTTCGCACAAGGCTCACGCTCCAGTCTGTCGTTCATCGTAGAATCTACGTTTGGTACAACACCTGCTGGCGACTTTACTAACCTTCCATTCAGCACACACTCTTTGAACCTAACTAAAGATCGTGTAGCTGGTAACGACATCCAAGCTGACCGTATGCCTCGCGTAGATCGTCACGGTAACCGTCAAGTTGGTGGAGATATCGTAGTTGACTTACGAGATGGTGACTATGACGCTTTCCTTGAATCAGCTATGCTAAACACTTGGTCTACTAACGTCCTTAAAGTTGGCGTTGCACCTAAGTTCTTCTCTATAGAAGACTACGCTGCTGACATTGACCAAGCTCGTTTATTCACAGGTATGTCAGTTTCCACTATGGGTATCTCTCTTGCACCTAACCAGATGGTAGCAACTACCTTCGGCATGGTTGGCAAGGACATGACCATTAGTGCTACACAGAAGACCCAAACTGCTGCCTCTGGTGCTGCACCATTTGATGCCTACTCTGGTGACATTTCTATCGGTAACGTAGGTGGTGCATCTGCTGTAGCTATCGTAACTGCACTAGACTTCACCTTAACTAACTCTTTTGCCCCTACCTTCGTTATTGGTGACGATAGCGCACCATCCCTTGAGTACGGTCGTGCAGAAGTAGAAGGTACAATGACAGCATACTTTGAGGATGCAGCACTTATCAACCGTTTCCTCAACGAGACTGAAACTGAGATTGAAGTGTCTGTGGATGACCCTACAGGAAACAATGCACATACATTCCAATTCCCACGGGTCAAGATTAATTCCGCTGATGTTGGCGTCGATGGCCCAACTAGCCGTATGGTTACAATGTCTTTTGTTGCTCTTTTTGACACAACAGAGGCTACTAACCTTAAGATCACACGCCCATCATAAGAATACCTAGCTAGGTAAGTGGGGGCTCCTGAGTCGGGTCGGGGGTCTCCACGTTTTAATCACCCGACATAAACCCCGAAGGAACTCGACATGGATTTAATGAACCTCAAGCCTACCAGTGACACTGTAGAAGTTAAGCTGGTTCACCCTAACACTGGTGATACTCTAAAGAATGACGACAAGACTGATATGACTATCACTGTCCACGCAAGTCACTCTAAAGAGTACAAGACAGCACTGCACGAACAGACAAACAAACGTCTTAAGGCTATGCAGTCAGGTAAGAAACAAGAGATCACAGCACAGGACATGGAAGAAGCTACTCTGACGCTTCTATCTAAAGTTACTGCTGACTGGAACATTACATACGATGGGGAGAAACCTAAGCTCACTGTCGCTAAGGCTAAAGATTTATATGACGAAGTGTTCTGGATTAAAGATCAGATTGAGGAAGCGGTGGCTGACTCCTTGGATTTTACGAAAGCCTAACTTCTCAGTTGTGTGAGTGGGCTGAACATCAGTTTAAACTCAACAAGCCTGACAAGGATGGCATTACGGAACGTGAACACCTAGAACAAGTAGAAAGGCAGATTGGACGAAGACCAGAAGCATTGGAACCCCCGACAGTATTTCCTCAGCTTATGTCTCATGTCTGGTCTGCCTTTATTGCATTGAGCAACAGTAGAACTCAAGGCTTCTCTGGCCCTAACCCGATAACATACGAACAAATTAAAGCATGGAAGGAACTGACTGAGACACCTGTAGAACCTCGTGAAGTAGGGGCGATAAAAAGTGTTGATACAGTTTACATGAGGGTAGCGAATGGCTGATGATATTAAGTTAGTGATTGGAGTTGAACAAGGGGGTCTTCTTAAGGCTATTACCAACACAGAAGCCCTTGAGAAAAAAGTTAAGAAGCTCTCTGCTGCATACGCTAAAGATTCCGTCAGCTATGGTAGGTATAACAAAGCTATAGGCGATCTAGCCAAGGCTACAAATAAGAGTAAAAAAGAACTCTTAGACTATGGAAGGGCTATTCGTGCTGAGGAAAAGGCTACAAAGAAAGCCACTGCTGAAACTAAGGCTTATGCTAAAGCTAGGCGAGAGGCTGAACAAGTAAACAAGGCACTAACTAAAGCTACACAGAAACAAACCGCAGCACAAATCACCTCCAACAAGGTTATGAGCCAAGCTAAGAACCGTATGAATGGCAACAACATGGCTATTCAACAGTTAGGCTATCAGTTTGGTGACTTTGCTGTACAGGTACAAAGTGGTACAAGTGCTTTTGTTGCGTTCAGTCAACAGGGCGCTCAGTTAGCTGGCATCCTACCTATGATTGCAACCCCTCTGGGATTAAGCATGGGTGCGGCTGTAGCTTTATCTGCTGGACTAGGTATCCTTATTCCCATCGTAGGTGTTGTAGGTCGTGCATTGTTTGAGATGGGCGGTAACGCTAAGTCTGCCTCAGAAAAAGCAGACGCACTAAAAGAATCCTTAGAAGATCTTTCTGGAGCCGCTGATCTTCTCAGAGACCTTGCGGAGATAAACCTAAGTGGTCAGTTTGCCGAAGCTAAGGAAGAGTTAAAAGGTCTTGTTGAAGAACTTAATAAACTAAAGCAAGAACAAGCAAGAGATGCGTTTTCTACTGCCATAAAGTCATTTGTAGAGGGTCTAAGCGACCAGATGCTTAGTGCTAAGAAACTGGCAGATGAGGCTGGAAAGGAACTAGCCAGAAGAACCTCACAAAAGGAGTCTGTAGAAGAGGATTCTAAGGCTTACAAAGAACTTTCTGACAGAATACAAAAGTTGATCCCCCGACAAGTCGAAGCTACGAAAGCTGCGCTTGAATACGGTGACCTACTCAAAGAGATAGGTAAGATTCAAAGCTCTAGTAACTCAAAAGACTATGCTGCAAACATGGTTGCGTTTGCTAACACTCTCAGGAACAGTGAGTATGTAACCGAAGGCTTAAAGAAGCAGATGATGGAACTGCTTGATGAAACTGGGCTTATTGTTAACGAAGTAGAAAAGCTGGGTGAGGAACAAAAAGAAGTTAATAAAGTTGCAGAATCCTTCCTTAAAACTCAAGAGGAATCCGCTAAAGCACAAGCTAAGATTAAAGAAGCTGTTAAGGAGATTAAGGACAACTTCAATGAAGAGCTAATTGTTGCAAAAGAAAAATTACGCCTCAGTGAGATTGAACTTGCAAAAGGTAAGGACTCTGTCAAATATAAAGAAGAAGTTGCGAAGCAAGAAAGAAGGCAACTTGAATCACGTCTTCGGTCTGACAAAATACTGGGTTCTCATCTCAAACAGATAATGGATATCTACGATGAGGAAGCTAAAGTAACCGCTGAACTTGATTCATCTGAAGAAAAGGCAAAAGGTCTTGCTGACGCCCTTAAAGAAGCTGCTTCGGCAATGTCAAGTCTGCTGTCCTTTGGTCAGGGTCTTGATAAGGCTATTGCCGTCGCTACGGCTAAAGTAAAAGCACTAGAGGCAGGTACAAGTGGTGCTGTAGCTGGTCGCATAGCTGGATACAGGGCAGACTTAGCTGCTAAGTTAGGTGACCCTGCCTTGGGAATGGAAGATAAGGAGTCTGTATCTGCAAGTTACAACAGAAAGATTGACGAACTTCAAACCCTGTTAACAAGAGAGCAAGGGTTGAGAGATAAAAACAAGTCTGGCAGCGACAACGTAGTAAACATCAAAGAGATTATTGCGGCCCGTGAACTACAGATGCAACAAGAGCGTACCTTAATTGGCCTAAGTGAAGAGCAAGCAGAGAGACAGAGGGTATACTACGATCTTCTGAAGCAAAACAAAGATGCAGACGTACAGCTAACTGAAACGGAAATCAGAGGTGCTGCTGATGCTATCGCAGCTTTTGAGGAACAGAACCGCGTACTTCAAGAGGCTGCTGATAAGCAAAGACAGATAGCAGATACAATTCAGTCTAGCATGGAAGACGCTTTCATGTCTATCGTTGATGGAACTAAGTCTGCTGAAGATGCCTTCAAAGATATGGCTCGTATAATTATCAAAGAGCTTTACAAGGTACTTGTTGTACAGCAACTTGTAGGCAGCTTTAAGGCTGGTGGTGGTGGTATCCTTGGTAGTATCTTTGGGGCTACTCAAGCTGAGGGTGGTGCATGGCAAGGTGGCTCTCAGATCAAAGCATATGCTAACGGTGGTATTGTTGGCGCACCTACTGTATTCCCTATGGCTAGAGGTAAGATTGGTCTCATGGGTGAAGCTGGGCCAGAAGCTATCATGCCACTCAAGAGAGGTGCTAACGGTAAGCTAGGTGTACAGGCAGAAGGTGGCGGTGGTGACAACGTAGTGGTACATCAGAACTTCAACTTCCAAGCTAACGGTGACGACAGTGTTAAGAGGATTATTGCACAAGCTGCACCACAGATTGCTAACATGACCAAGAAGTCTATGCTTGATGATCGTCGTCGTGGTGGACAAATGAAAGCAACCTTCGGGTAAAGGAAAGAACAAACTATGGCACTTACTTATCCCTTAGATACTCCAACAACTATCGGGATTGAGAGTATTGAGTTACGTGCGGTTAATGCTGTAGCTGTCTCTCAGTCTCCATTCACGTATAAACAACAGACTATCGCTCACCAAGGTCAGCAGTGGCAAGCAAGCGTAAATATTCCTTCGGTACACAGAGATAAAGCTGCTGCATGGAAGGCCATGTTGGTTGGTCTGAAGGGACCACAAGGTACATTCCTGCTTGGAGACCCAGACTACGCTACACCTCAAGGTACTGTAAGCTCTTGTACAGCTACTGGTAATGCTGGAGAAGACCACGTAGCTGTAGTTATGACTGGTACACTGAAGGCAGGGGACTACATTCAACTAGGGGCAGGTTCTAGTGCTAAACTACATCAGGTTCTGCAAGACTTAAGTGGTAACGGCGAACTTGAGATTTGGCCTTCACTAAGGTCAACGTACAGTGGTTCAACAGTTATCTTTAATTCCCCTAAAGGTCTCTTTAGGCTATCTCAAAATGTTACCTCATGGTCAATTAACAATGCGTCAGTCTATGGTATTTCGTTTGAAGCCGTAGAAGCTCTGACATAGTAAGGATATATACTAATGGCTGATAAAAAGATTACGCAGTTAGACCCACTCACAGG